AATACTAGCCCAACCTCTCCCTTATTATAGGCTAAACCTGTCAACAGAGAGAGAATGTGTGCAATTCCACGTCATCGATCCTGTTGTTAAAACAGGACCGAGAAACACAATACCACTCTGGTAAGTGGTATTGTAAAACCGGGTGCGCACCCGGTTTTGGACTAACGTATTTATAGTGATAAATGGGGAACATTTGATAGTGACGTTATGCACTGATGTCTCCTTTTTTTTTCTTTTTTCTTTTTCTTTTTTTCCATTAATTTTTTCAAATTAAAGACATTACGCTGCGCTTCCTTTTTTCTTGATTGGATGTGTCTGTGTGTTTTGTGTGTGTTTTGTGGGGGTGTTCTTCTTCTTTCTTTCTTCTTTCTTTTTATGTATATAGCTTTCTTAATAATAAATAAAACAATTAACAATTAACATTCTATTAATTTAATCCGGTCTACGGATAACATTTGTTTTTTTACAACTCTACCCTTATCATCGAACTCATCCTCAAGTTGAGGCATGAAGTTCGCCATAACTAAGACATGAACAAGAGAAGGAGAATTAATGCTAAGAGGTTCGTACTTATTAGAAATACATGTACGATCCTTAATAGCTTCTAAAACATTATAATTAACATAATCCTCTTTATCTCTAGGAAAATCAAAAACAGCGTGACCTCCATGAACAATGTACTGGAACATTATATCATCAGACTTGCCACCACGTGAATTGAACCATCCCTTCTGTATGAGTCCCTTCACATACGTAGTCTTTCCTTCATTGCCCTGGCTTCCATACACCCAAATGATAGTTCTATCATCTGCTGGCTGCTCAAGAAGTTCCCCGACCTCCAACTGCCATTGTCGATCGAAAGTAGGCAATGCAACATCAACGAATCTTTGATTTGTGATAATTGCCAGGCATCGACGATATTTCTGAGGGTCGGCAATTTTGAGTTCTTCTGGGTCTTCCTGAAATAGTTCCATCGTCTTCCTCTTATTCGACCCAAGTTCTGTGAACTGACCGAATTCGACGGGTGGAGCAACTCGAGTATCCTCTTTTGTACAGTATGCTCTGCATTCTGTATTTTTTCCTCGAGCGACCTCCCAGTGCCAATTGTTTCCTCCTGCAAGAGACTTAACTGTATTAAGTCTCTTCTGTCCGACGAAGGTGATGAAACCCTGCCAGTGTTCTTTGTCTGTCTGAGGACATTTTTCTCTTTGGTAAACCAAGTAACTACATCCATCGGGAAGTGAGAGAAACGGAGGATCAGAGTCAAAAGAAGTGAAACACCAGCGTTTACCCTGCGGGGCCATTTATATGGATTTTTATTGTACGGAGGTGTGGAGAGGTGAGTGTGGAGAGGTTGGGT